ATACGACACTGAGCGTTGGGGTCAATACTTCCGCCCAGCTGGAGTACAAGCACCTGGTGGTGCCGCTGCCGGTGATGCAGAAGACACCCCAGCACCTGCTGCTAGACCAGCACTCAAAGTTGCTACTCCGGCTGCACCTGTAGCCGAAGATGCATTTGATGAAGAACCAGCACCTGCTGCCGCACCTGTGTCAGCAGCCAAGCCAAGTGGTAATGCTCAAGACATCTTGGCCATGATCCGCGCACGTCAAAACAAGCAGTAATGAAGTTGACTGTGGAGCTGGGCGCCTCTTCGGAGGCGTCTTTTGACATACTGCTTAATGACAATGATTTTGTTTACAAATGGTTGCAAGAATTACAATGGTGTTTAGATCATTGTGAGTTTGAGCAACAAGAAGCATTTGCATCAATGTTATCAATGGATCAGGCAGCTGAAATACTAAAGCAAAGTTGCATCACTATCAACCAATATGTTAAAAATTTCATTGAGGTTAAAGATGACATACTTGCCCAGCCTACAGACTATTTCAACTACTTACATACTAAATTTGAAAAAATTAGTGGATCGTTTGGAAAACCAACTAGACTATTTGCAATGGCGTGTCCTGAACTAAAACAAGCCATAAGAAATCTAAATTTTTACATTCATAAAGTTGAGAAAAAAGAAAATCCTGAAGTAAATTTTTATATGAGCTTTAACAAAGATCAATATAGACGACAACCAATGGAAGATTCTGATTACGAATACTGTGAATTTAAATTTGAGCCTGGCACGTTATTTGTTCACTACGCTGAACTTGGCAAGGATTTTTTTGATCTGTTTAATGACGGGTTAGAGGTTTCGTATCCTGGTTTTAAAAATCTACATTACTACAGCGGTGAATCTTGGATGGTGTTTCAGCCTGTTGATCTATTATCGGATCCAAGATATATAGACTGGTTGACCAATCAAGGTATAGACCCTTATAATAAACACTTGGGTCATTACAAAATATCATTGGGCAAGGTAATAGATATTGAAGATACCAAACGCAAATTACAAACGTATCCACACATAAACAAAATATTAATCAAGGAATAAACTATGGGAAAACCATTTGACGTAAGCAAGTTCCGCAAGGAAATTACCAAGAGCATTGACGGACTGTCAATTGGCTTCAACGATCCAACAGACTGGATCTCAACAGGCAACTATGCCTTGAACTATTTGATCTCAGGAGACTTTAACCGTGGCATTCCACTGGGCAAGGTCACTGTGTTTGCTGGCGACTCTGGTGCAGGTAAGAGTTATATCTGTTCAGGCAACATTATCAAGAACGCACAAGAACAAGGTATCTTTGTGGTGTTGATTGACTCAGAAAACGCTCTTGACGAAGACTGGCTCAAAGCACTTGGTGTTGACACAAGTGATAGCAAACTACTCAAGCTAAGTATGGCCATGATTGATGATGTGGCCAAGACCATTTCTACATTCATGAGTGACTACAAGGCCCTGCCAGATGGCGAACGCCCCAAGGTCATGTTTGTGATTGACTCATTGGGAATGTTGTTAACACCCACTGATGTAAATCAGTTTGATGCAGGCGAAATGAAGGGTGATCTAGGACGTAAACCCAAAGCTCTCACCGCCTTGGTGCGTAACTGTGTGAACATGTTTGGTTCATACAATGTAGGTTTGGTTTGTACCAACCACACATACGCAAGCCAGGATATGTTTGACCCAGATGATAAGATCTCAGGCGGTCAAGGTTTCATTTACGCCAGCTCAATTGTTGTGGCCATGAAGAAGATGAAGTTAAAAGAAGACGAGGATGGCAACAAGATCTCTGATGTGATGGGTATCCGTGCAGGCTGTAAAGTTATGAAAACACGTTACGCCAAGCCCTTTGAAGGTGTGCAAGTTAAGATTCCTTACACAACAGGTATGAGTCCTTACTCGGGGCTGACTGACTTGATTGAGAAAAAAGGCCTGCTCAAGAAAGAAGGCAACAGCTTGGTGTTTACCACAAGCGAAGGTGAAATTATCAAGAAGTTCCGCAAAGGTTGGGAACGTAACGATGACAACTGTCTCGACACCGTGATGAAAGACTTTGCAAATATTAAGGAAGAGGTAAGTACCGGTGAGGAGGAAGTAGAATGAGTGAAGCAATTGCAGCAGAAATTTGGGGAGAACTCAAGCGATTTGTAAACACAGTCGATCGCCAAGAGGCAGCAGAGACTGTGGTTCAAATTTTGATGGACAATGATAGTGATGTTGAAGATATCCGGGACGCTTTCAAAGGCGACAATGATATCAAACGAGCACTCACAGCATATCTTGACAACGACAAAGATTACTCAGAAGATGAAGATGAAGAAGATCCTGAGGAAGAAGATTACAATGAGGACGACTGGGAAAATTAATGCCTGATAAGTATTTTCCAATTATCACAGATACTAGTTGTAGAACAAAGTGGTCTTGGAGTACTATTCACTTGAATAATGGTCACACTGGATCTTGTTGTAGAGCCAGTATTTCTGTCATTGACGATGACTTTGAAAATTTTCACAACACCGATAAAAAAATTCAAGCACGGCAACTTATGCTAGATGGCAAATGGCCAGGCGACGGATGCGAATCCTGTGAGAATATTGAAAATGCTGGTGGCCACAGTGACCGACAATTTCAAAATCAAGTTCCTGACATTTACCCGCCAGAGTTAGATCAAGATCCTACTCTTACCACCGTGACTCCTGTCATAGTGGAAGTATTTTTTTCAAACACTTGTAATTTAAAATGCATCTATTGTAATGCTAGATACAGTTCAAGCATTCAGACAGAAGACAAAAAGTTTAATGGTGCAATAATAGATGCAAATAATTTTGAGTACGATGATAATCGATATCGAGAACTCACACCAAAATTTTGGAAATGGTTTCAACAGCACAGTCTAAGTTTACTGCGATTTCAAATTTTAGGTGGTGAACCATTTATTCAATCAGACCTCACCAGGTTGATTGATCACATAGATAGGGTTCCGCATCCTAAACTTGAATTCAATATAGTCACCAATCTCAATTTACCTTATAAGACAATACATCCTCATTTGCTAAGACTTTCTGATTCCATGTTGCGAGGCAATTTAAAACGGGTAGATGTTCAAGCCAGTGTTGACTGCTGGGGACCAGAACAAGAATACATTCGACATGGATTTGATTGTAAAACATTTGAACACAATATCATTGAGATGATAAATTTTAATCAATTTAGAATAGGATTACTGTCTACTATTACTTCATTGTCAATTCCATCTATGAATTCTCTGGTCAGTAAGTTTAAGGAATGGAATCAGTTACAAACTATATTTTGGTACATGCATCTTGTGCTGCCAAACAATGACAGTATTTTTAGTCCAACTATTTTTAATTTTGAAGTATTTGAATCGCATTTGAATCAAGTGTTTGAGTCATTGCCAAACACAACTTGGGATGATAAAACTACTCGAGATATATTTCTTGGTGTTGTAGGTAAATTAGAAAAAACTTGTCGCAATGATCTTGACAAACAATCTCAACTGTTGGCATATTTAAATGAAAATGACCGCCGTAGGGGAACCAATTGGAAAACAACTTTTCCTTGGTTACAAAAGGAACTAAAACATGTGGTATAGTCGAGTAGTTGCTAGTCTTGGTGCTATTCCAGACTTCATTGCACACTACGAACGTGAGCTTGATGATGCCAAAAAAGACTGTCGCATTGGTGGCCTTGTAGAAAAAAACATCACAACACTCCCGGGATTGACTGAGTTTAGATACAACCAGCTGCAAGAAATTGAAGCTGTGTTGAACTATCTCAACATTCAATTGCGTAAGATTCGTAGAAAGCATTTTCAAAAGTACTTGGAAGGCTATGCTCGTGCGCTTACGTCACGTGATGCAGAAAAGTATGTGGACGGCGAAGACGAAGTGATTGATTATGAAACTATAATCAACGAAGTGGCATATCTACGCAATCGGTGGTTGGGTATCATGAAGGGGCTAGATACCAAACAGTGGCAAATGGGCCATATTGTACGGCTCAGAACTGCTGGCATGGAAGACATTCAGGTGTAAATACCTGCATGAAAATCGTACTTGTAACAGGCGGCTTTGATCCGCTACACTCTGGACACATTGCTTATTTTAAAGCAGCCCGCACACTAGGCGACATGCTGATTGTGGGACTTAATTCGGACGAATGGCTCACACGCAAAAAAGGTCGGCCATTCATGCCATGGACAGAAAGATTGTGTGTGATAAACAATCTTGCCATGGTAGACGAAACATACACATTTGACGATACAGATGGCTCGGCTAAAGAATTTATCCGACAAGTTCGAGCACACTACCCTGACGCAACGTTGGTGTTTGCCAACGGAGGCGATCGCACTGACAAAAATATTCCTGAAATGGATGTGGTAGATGCCAATTTAGAATTTGTGTTTGGTGTAGGCGGCGAGGATAAAAAGAATTCCAGCTCATGGATTCTTGAAGATTGGAAAAAACCCAAAACTACTCGTGCTTGGGGATACTATCGTGTGTTGCACGAAGTTGGTGCCAATACCAAACTCAAAGAACTCACAGTTGCACCTAAAACATGCCTAAGCATGCAACGGCACGACAAGCGAGCAGAGTTTTGGTTTGTAGCTGAGGGCGAAGCTAAAGTATACACACTGGATTCCAGTACAGATCGAGACGAGAAGAACCACATGACCATACATGAGTCATGTTGGATCAATCGCAATGAGTGGCATCAACTGTGTAACGAAACAGATCAACCACTTAGACTGATTGAAATACAGTTTGGGGAAGATTGTATAGAAGAAGATATCGAGCGCAAATGAGACCAATTCCTATTTTTGTAGGATATGATCCACGTGAAGCCATTGCATATCATACCTGTGTAAATTCAATCATTCGTCACAGCAGTCAGCCTGTGGCGATTGTGCCCGTGGCGTTAAACTTGTTTCAAGAATATAGTGAAACTCACACTGACGGTAGCAATCACTTTATCTACACACGATTCCTTGTGCCATATCTCATGCAATATGAAGGTTGGGCTGTATTCATTGATGGCGATATGATTGTGCGAGGAGACATTTCAGAACTTTGGGCCTTGCGACAACTTGACAAAGATGTTATGGTAGTCAAGCACGATTACAAAACATGCCGAACTGAAAAATATCTTGGATCAAAAAATGAAGACTATCCGCGCAAGAATTGGTCAAGTGTGATACTGTGGAACTGCAACAGTCACCCCAATAGACGTCTCACTACAGAGTTTGTGCAAAAAGCCACTGGTGCTGAGTTGCACCGCTTTTCGTGGTTAGATGACAAACGCATTGGTGAACTACCGCCAGAATGGAATTGGTTGCCTGATGAATACGGGCCAAACCCCGACGCCAAGCTCTTGCACTATACCTTGGGCACTCCATGCTTTCACGAGTTTGCTGATACACCACAAGGCAACGAGTGGCATCGCGAACGCATGCTCACAGAATATTGCCAACAACGAGTATGATTTTCCACAGTAAAAATGGTGAAGATGAATACATCAATTTGCTTGCACACGGTTGCGGGCAACTGCCAGCTGCTGAGTTTGATTATGATTCCAGTAACGATCCTATAGTATTACGTGGTATCTTGAAACACAAAATAATGAAACGCTGTTGGAAAGATCAACGTGATTTTTACTATATGGATACCGGATACTTTGGTAATACCCGTTGGAAGCAGTGGCATCGACTTGTTAAAAACAATCTTCAGCTTACTTACATACAACCTCGTTCAGGTGATCGATGGGAAAAACACAAAATTAAATTTCAGCCGTGGCAGCACGGTCGTAATATTATTGTAGCTGTGCCCGACGAAAAACCTTGTAAATTTTATGATATAGATCTCAATCAATGGATAGATCAAACAATTGCCACAATTAAACACCACACTGATAGACCAGTGGTAGTAAGACAACGAGCACCAAACCGAGTAGATAGAATAGCAACAGACACACTAGCACAAGCACTATCTGATGCCCATGCCTTAGTCACATTTAATTCCAATGCCGCAACCGAAAGCGTATTGTTAGGAGTTCCGGTATTCACACTTGCACCTAGCGCCGCTGCTCCGGTTGGCTTGCAAGATTTGTCACAGATAGAAACGCCTTATTATCCAGACCAGGACAAATTGTATGCCTGGGCATCGAGCCTGGCATATGGCCAAGTTCACGTTGATGAAATGAAAAATGGCACAGCACTAGAAATTATAGAATTATGAATTTGCATTTTATCACAAGCATAAACAAAGAATACTGGGACTTAACAGCCAAGTATTGTATCTCAACTTGGAATTTACCTGGTCGTGTAACTGTGTATGTTGAACAAACCGAAGGTGATATGAAGTGGACCAATGAAATTCCTTTTGATGTTGAACTGATCACTGTCCCTAGCCTAAAGTGGCAAGCTGGCAACACTCGCCGTAAGATTTTAAAGTTCTGGGGCAAGAGCTACACACAAATTCGTGCAGTACAAACACGCGGTACCAACGAGCGTGTGATATGGTTAGATGCTGACATGACACAAACGTTTGATGATAAAATTCCAGAGCAGGAGTTTGAATCAGGATTCAAAGAGGCAGTTGGGTTG